TTGTTCCATTTCCTACTGATGTTTTATTGACAAAAATTGGATATCCTTGCTTAAGAAGATTTGGTGTGTCTTGAATGGCATATTGGTTATTTTTATTTTTGGTAACTGCATAATAGAATAATTTAAGTGCAGATGGATTAGAACCATTTCTATTTACCTGTTGAATGCCTGTAATTATACCAGTAAAACCTTGAACATTTTGAATACTTGTAATTTTTTCAGTTTCAAATATAGGATCTTCTATGATAACTTGTGGTGGATTTGATTGTGAATATCCAAAACCTGCATCAGTTATTGTTACAGTACTATCAATTGATCCATTGACTACATTAATTGTTGCTGTTGCAGTTGTTCCAATACCGACTCCAACTTCAGGAGGACTGCTTATCTTAACACTAACTGTGCCACTATAACCTGATCCTGCCTCTGTAATATCTAAATCCGTAATAGTACCTGTAGCACTGACTATCGCTGTTGCTGCTGCACCTACATTAGTAGTCTCACCATTTGATATGAGTGCATCAACTTGATTATCAGTTGATTGACTATACCTATCTTTTTCAAATAGGAATGATGTAGCATCATCAACGAAAATACCATCATCATTTCCTGTGCCTGGACCATTTGTTGTTGTTAAATCACCAATTATTTTTGCAGTTGGGTAAATTTGTGGTTCAAGGGATGATCTTGTTTTTGGTATTATCTCTCCATTGATTATAATATCTACCTTTTGTTTTTCAAATCTTACAGGTTTTTCATCATTCAGATTAATTCCACGACCTGTATATACGTCAGTTTCTACTTGATCTGCACCTAATATTTGTTTGACAACACGATTGTTTTCTTGAGTTGAATTATCACCAAGAGTTGATATACCAATAGCATCATTTCTTAATACTCTAAATTGATCACCTGTTTTTATTTCTTCTTGAATATCTTTAATTTCAACATCAACCCCATCTTGTCCTTTATAGAAGAAAATATCTACATGATCATGATCGTTTAGATCAGGACCTGACTCTGGACTTGGTGGTTCTTTAAATGTGAAAGTGGATCCACCCTCAAATTGATATGAAATGCCAGGTTGTTGTAATACACCATTTACAAAGATGAGTAAAACAGCATCAAGATCAATTAATTGTGATTGAGTATTTGTGTCGTCTTTTTCAAAACTTAGAATTTGTCCGTTAAAGAATAATGGGAACCTAACTCTTGATCCATCTTGTAAATTCTTAATATCATCAATATAATCAATTTCACCAAATTGCCAAGATGAGAATTTATCTCTAAAGGTATCAATTACTTCTAATTCAAATTCTTGTATTGGTTCAGTTAAATGTGCAGCAGTTACTAATCCTACTGGTCTGAATTTATCTCCCCTCTTAAATGAGTGACCTGGTCTAGAAATTTTGAATTTACTTATTTCAAATAATGTAGAACCAATACCAACTGTTGTAGATGATGCACCAACCTCAACATCAACAAGTAAGTTTACACCTGTATCAGTTGTAGTGCCAATACCTATTCTTGATAATCCTTCAACCTCAAGATTTTCATAGATTGGTTCTGGAATAATCAGTTCAGGATTAACATAACTTGTACCAGCGGAGACAATATTGAATGCTAAAGTTCCTCCAAGACCAACAGTTGCAGTTATATTTGCACCTGTTCCACCACCACCGCCTTGTCCAACAAAAATTGTTACTGTATTTGTTGTTGTAGATGTTATATCAGTAACGATACCAGCGATGGGATCTCCATTAGGATTACTTGTGATTGATACTGATCTTGGATATGGGTGGTTTCCAAAGAAATTATCCTTAGAGCATTTAAACACAATTCCGCCAGTATCAATACCAATTTTGTTACTGGTAGTTAAATTATGATTTGGTATTGTTAATATTAAATTACCTGTATGAGAAATATATTCTGCATTAGTTGCTGTATAGGAAGAACCGTTAAAATTACCTAATTTTATAGATCCAATACCTGCACTTACAAATCTATGTTCATAAGCAATATCTGTTACACCAATAGAAACTGTTGTTCCACGATATCCTGATCCAAAAGTATTATTTGAGAAGAACTCTATGGCATTACCACCACCCTCATAAGTATGGGCGATAGTGCTTGGTCCTGCTTGTACTTCAAATGATCTTTCAGAAACTATTCCTGTTAAGAATAACGGTCTTTCATGATCTTGGAATATTGTTGTGGTAACACCACTGTATCCAACACAACTAAATTCCAGATCTTTTAAATGTACTGTGCTTGGTCTATTTGGTGCAAAACCGTGAACTTTCTCTGTTGTAACTGTTATAATTCCAGTGATATTATCATAAGAAGCAGTTTGGATTCCTAAACTAATTCCAGATGTTGTCCCAATACCAACTACATCAGTAATTCCACCATCAGCATTCTTAAATAATGATGCCTTTGCACCAACCAGAGGAGCATATCCAAGACCTGGTGTTGATGCAAGTGATACAATGATACCACCTCTGGGCACTTGGTTTTGATTTATATCAAATTCAGAGATAATAAATTGTCCATCTGCTGATGTAATTCCTGTAAATTGTACAGTCGAAATACCAGCAGTTGTATCTGCTATGATATTATAATTACCATTTGGATTATTAGATGTTGATGGTTGTTGGAATATTCCATTAATGAATAACACACCATTACCTAAACCTATACCAGCGGAAGTATTAGCACCACCTACTGTTAATGAATATGTTTTACCTATACCAGTAAAGTCATCAGAAACATCATCAAACAACATATTTGTTGTATAATTTGATCTTAAGAATGTTCTACCACTAAAAGTTGCTTTGACAAATGGTAAATTTGTATCTGCTCTTCTTGATCTTTGGTTTCCTTTAGGTGGTTCTATAAAATGAACAGTGCTTCCGATAATATTGAATGAGCCTCTATGTATTCTCGCTTCATCATTTTGTGAATGTGAACTGGCAGGAATTCCTAGAACTCCTCTCTTAACTTTAACCACAGGTAATGTGCTAATTCCGAGAGAAACATCAGTTGCATCATTAATAGTGCCTTGAGGTAAACTTGCAAAACCAACACTTTCAATCGCCATAAATTCATCATTTACTTTTAAAATATCAGTAGGATTAATTGAACTTATACCACTTAAAACAAATTGTGAAGTTCCAGCACCAATATTTGCATCTAAATTATGAGCAATTTTTGTAAATGTTATCGGTTGTTGAACGACTCCATCTAATCCAATGATTGTTTTAGTGAGTGCTTTTGTCATTGTCAATTTGTGTGCATTTCCAGCACCAAATCCAGTCACGTTTATAGGTTGTCCAGATGCAACATATTCAGGTCGAGAAAATAGTTGAATATTATTTTCATCTGTTACTTTTGCATAAACTGTTGATGGTAATAAAGTTGTAACAACTCCTGCAACATTTGCTGTTGCACCAATTGATATCGCTGTAGCTGCTGTACCAATAAATGTTGAGTCTGGTGTATATGTTAATTGTTCATTTGTACTAAAGAAATGATTTGGAATATTAAATGTTTCACTAACACCTAAACCTGTAGATGTTGTTGAAGATGGAACAAATGATTTTTCATAAATTGGTATATTTTTATACTTAAGATCAAATTTTGTTTTATTCGCTCTATTACCCTCTAGTCCATCAAATGTATCTAAGAAAAGTTTTTGAGTAACAGGTCCATATACAAGATCATTTGGTGTATTGTCAAAATCACTTTGTGTGTAGAATATCTGATTAAATGCTTGAACTTCAATAAGTGATGTAAAATTAGAGTCTGGATAAAATTTAAGATCAATATTATTACCATTAATTTCACCACCAAAAGTTCCAATACCAGAGGTTGATCCAATTGAAACAAATGGATACTGCACTGTCAATACATCATTATCATCACGAATTGTTATAATTTGATGCACTGCTGATGTTTGACCAGAAGAAACTCTAACTAATGATTTTACACTTGTATCAAAATCTTTAAAGATAGATGCATATGTAATAACAGAATTAGTACCAGTATCATAATTTGATTGTAATCTAGCACTTCTTTCAGCACCTGCTGGTTGTCCTAATGCATTAAATCTATAAGTACCAATTCCAACAGTCGTTGTTCCAAGTCCAACTATATTTGAACGTGTCTCAAAATCATTTGCCCTATCGTTTATTATTTGTAATTTAATTAAATCATTTTCAAACTTTGCAGTTATGATACCAACCGCACTATTACTTGATGCTAAATTTTTATCAATATAAATTTGTGATAGTGAAGTGTTTGTTCCATCAAAATCAATAATCACTTCATTATAATTTACATCTTTTGATACCGTATCTTCAACATACACTGTTGCAAAACAAGCATTAAAATCTGTTTTTGCAAATTCAGCGATTGTTGTAGTTACATTTCCAACTCCAGTAGGTGCTATCTTATTAATACCAAATAATTTTGTATTACCTATAATATTTGTTGCATTACTTGTTTTAGTAATATCAGGATTTATTTTAAGAATTTTTAAATCATGATCTTTTGTAAATTTATCAACAGGTTCAAATAGTAAATTTTTAACATTTCCTGATGTTATGTCTGTTTTAAAAGATCCGAGTCTTACGTTAGTAAAATCAGTTGATTTTTCAAATAATATGATTTTAGTTTGATCTGTTAATACAACTAATTCAGTGAATTGTGCATCATTAGTATCTGGATCTATGATTTGTATCAAATAGTTTCCTAATTCTGCTGTTACTTGATCCAAAATTGTATCATCATTTGCAAAACCAACACTTGAAAATTTGTCAGAAATATCATCATGAACTAAAACACGATTAGATATACATCTTGTGAAATCTGTTAATGTTTTATTTGAAAATAATAATTGTTTAGATTTAAGATTACTATTAGCATCTTCTAATACATTAAAATCTTTAACAAAATCAAAATTATTTGTAGCATCAACTCTTCTTGGATCATTGGTCAAATCAATTATTAAAGTTGATACAGTGTTAATAGTTGTTCCGATTCCAACTTTTACATTATTTTTTACCTCAGTATCAGAAAAATTCTTCAATCCAGATGGGTGAACTAAACGATTTACAGGATTTACTAATTGATCCCATACAATAGGACTTTTAATTGAATAAGATAAATTTTGATAGTAATCATTATCTGGTATTACCTGATAATCTTCACTTAATTTACCAGTATCATCCAACCATCCATATTCTTGTCTACTTGAAAAATCAATATCGAATTTTGCTTTATTTTCATTTAAAGAAATAATTTCTGCGGAGGTTCCACTTATGTTACCAGTGATACGATCTGTTTTTTTAATTAATGTCAATCCATCAACTTTTACATAATCATCTCTTATTTCAACAATTGATAAGTCACTTTGTACATTATTTACATTAAGATTTTCGCCTAAATCAAATTGACCTCTATTTTGAATGGGTCTGATATCTGGATACTTATCTTTATTGATTAAAATAGCAAAACCAGATTGGAAAGTTTTTGCAATACCAGGATTAGTTGAGAATCCAGCAATACTAAATTTAAGGACTCTAGGATTTGAATTTAAATAATCAACTACTTTAAAGAACTGATAATTATAATTTTCTGAATTGAATCCATCTCCAAGTGTAGTTGTGCCTATACCAACACCACCTTGTGTTCCTATTCCTGCTTCACCTACTTGCAATATTCCCTCTACAAATACTTCATCATTTATTGCAAAAGGTTCAGTTGGAAAACCATTAGTTGGTGTTTCTAAGTAACAAGTAACAATTCCACTAAGACTGGTTTCAACAGAATTTATTCCAACTCCATTAGAATTATTGATTGCAACTACTCTATGTTGTATCGAGTCTAATCCATTAATGGGAGCAATTACTTCAACATCTGATATAGTTTGATTTGGTACAACAGCCTGTAATGAACTGTTATTTACGACAATGTTTTTAACAGGATTAAAAACTAATAAATCTGGAGCACTTGTATAATCTAATCCACCACTGACAATATCTACTGATGTTACGACATCTAAATTATCAATATTAACAATCGGAGGTATAAATGCCTCTGGACTTAGTGTTTTGTCTGATGAATATTCATAACCAATGTCTAAAATTCTACTTTTCTTAATCTTACCAATATCATTTGATAAAACTTTTATATTTGCATCTACACCAGTTTTACTTTTTATAGATTTAAATTTAGGAATTCTTTTGAAATTAAATCCAGAAGAAATAATTCTAAAATCTTTTATAGTTCCTGTAACATTTTTTGATGATGTTGAGTATTCAATTTTATCACAATCGGTATCATCATATCTTAAAAACTCTGGTTCTAAAGGTGAAAAATCAAATGTTTCATCAGTAACATTAGAAATTTTAAATTTACTATTATAAACACTATCAATAAATAAGATTTCATTATTATTTTCAACATCTGTATCAGTTGTGCTTATAAACCCACCCTTTGATATTCCATAATATAATTTTGTTGGTGTAGAATTAGTAAATTTTATACTTAATCTTGCACCCTCTGGATCAGTATTATTAGTACCAATACCAATTGTTCCAACTCCTACTACATTAAAATCATTAGAGTCAACAGAACTATTATATTCATTAGTTAAATTTTGGTCATAGTATATTTTAAAATCAAATCCTGCTAAAGTAGTGCTTGAAATCCCAAATGTTAATTTTTGATTTTTTACAACTTTAATTTGTGGGTTTATTGGTGCAATAGATTGATTAGTACCAGTTCCAGCAGTGATAGGTAATAAGTTTACTGGAGTAACACTAACATCCTTCAGAGTTTTACCTAATTGGAAATATCTATCGTTAATTTTATATACAAAATACGATCCAGTTCCTAAACCAGTTGCATTACCGTCATAAAAAACTTTATCACCAGTTTTAAATCCATGATCTTCAATATCAATACGATTAGTTTCTACATCACTTGAGGTAAAATCAATAGGGTTTATAATTAATTTTTCAAATTCTGAATTATATCTAACATCAATTGGTGTTGTTGTGCCTATACCTACAGATATGTTAGGTAGAACTGTCATATCTACAGTATCACCATTTTTAAGATTATGTGTAGTAGTTCCTGCAGCAGCAACTTTTGTTGTGACAGTGCTTATGATTTTATCAAAATCACCAGTTACTTGTACATTCTGTGCTGTAAGTTTATATAAATTTGTTCCAACACCTGTTACTCCTCCATTATTGAAGAAAAATAAACCTTCAGTTGTATTACCAACACCTGCAGATGTTGTAACAATACCTATGTGATCTTCATCTTTTTTGATAATAAACACATCAGTTGTTGTTTCTCCTTGGAAAGGTAATGTAAATGTATCAGATGGAGAAGGAGTTGGTGAAACATTAAATTGTGAATTAGAACCAGCAATATCAGATGTTGATAAACCGACTTTTTGTCCTGTCTTAAATGGATGATTTGGAATGCGAATGGTTCTTGGTACAAGACCTACTTCTGTTTTAAGATCTCCTATGAATGTATCTACTCTTTGACCAATACCTGTAGTGCCAACACCCACAGATTGTTTAGCGTTGAAGAATATAATATCATTTTTACTAGACTCAAATTTCTTTGTTCTAACAGGTACAGTAAAACTATTAGTTAATGAATCAACACTAGAACCAAAAGTATGAGCAATTCCTGAATTTCTGAACACTCTTATCGCCTTATTTCTATTGAAAATATTAAGAACTTTTAGTGTTTCTCTATTATTTCCTTCACCAATTCTTAATGATCCACCAATTGAAATGTTATTTGGTATTTCATTAACAAATATATCTTGTACAATACCATTTACATTACCAACTTCCATTGATTTTGCTAATCCAACAGATACTGTTGATAATCCAGCATTAAATGACCCTGTTAAATTAACTATGGTTGTACTTAGTCCAGAGATAACAACCGCATCTTGATTATCTATTTCTACAAATGGTAGATAATTAACTTGAACTTCTTTATCAGAATTCCAAACAAATACTGCATTATTAAATGAACTTAATGAAGTTTCTATCTTAGATATTCCAATACCAACAATATCAGAAACCTCTGCATTAAATCCAGAACCTTCTGTTTCTGAATTATCAAATTCAGTAAGATCTCCAACTTTATAACCAGTACCACCATCTAATATTACAATATTATCAATTATTCCACTATGAACTGATTCTACATTTGTAATTTGCTTTATTTCTTCATATGATTCAATAATAAAATCATTATCAGCAAATTTTTCACTTACATTATAAGGATATGTATTTCTAATCAAATTAGAATTATTAAAATCAAAATTTTGATCTAATGATATATTATCATTAATAAAAGGAGATCTATATGTATTACCTATAAAGTAAGGATAAATTGATTCTAATTTGTTAGATGAAGATCCTATTTCAACAGTTGCAAAATATGCATAGATACCATTTGGAAATTCAGGTGTTTTACAAAATCTACCATTATGAATATCCAAATCACCACTATTATCATATATGTAATCATTTACAAAGAACCCTTCAGCAAACTGTGTAGGTCTGTTAAAAACCTTGGTTTGATCTTTTTTATAAGATGATTTAATGATAACGAGATCAGAATTAATATTACTTGGATCTTTATAACCAAATGGACCATATATTGGATTTCCATCATACGCCCATCCAATTATTGGTGAATGTTTTTCTACTTTATCAAATTCATCATTTGGTTTCAAACTAAAGGTATCAGGTTCAAAGATTTTTACAGTATCCTGTGAGTAACCAAGTAAGTTGAATGCTAGTTTAGATGTTTTTTGCTCTAAATTAGTATCTCCATATCTTTGATTATTATTAACATTTAAACCACGTACTCTTGCCTGAAATTTAGCATTGATACCTGAAGATGTAACCTCTACTCTTGTAGTAAGACTACTGTATCCTATACCAGCATTAATTACGATTGCATCTGTTATCTGTCCATTCGTAATTACAGGTCTTACAATCGCTCCTGTACCCTCTCCAGTTGATATTACATTAATATCTGGTAGTGAATTATATTCAGACCCTTGGTTTGCTACAATAACATCCGATATTTTTCCATTTACAATTATTGGTCTTAATTCTGCATTTTTACCATTAAGTATTTCAATCTTTGGATTAACTTGATGATTTAATATAGTTGATCCATAATCAGTTCCTTTTTCATATAGGTATGAACCAATAATATTTCCAGTTACTAATGGTGTTATATTGATTGTTCCTGTAACATTAGTTCCATAAGTTACCTGGACATTCACTTTAATTTCAGGATATGTAAATGTTTGATAACCTGTACCAGTTGATCCTAATCCAACAAATTCACCTCTGTTAAAATTATCTTCACTTGATGCTAGTTTGAATGAATTATCGTCTATTTTCAAAACACGATAAGATGTGGTTGTAGATAATCCTTGAATATTTTTTGGTGTAGTTGATCCCAATCCTACAGTTGGAGAATATTCAATAACATCTCCATGATTAAATCCATGATTTTCAAAATTAATTGTATCATAGGTAGTTGATATTCCAGCTGGATTTACTCTTAATTTTCGATGTTGATATCCAGAACCAGAATTTAAAACTTTGACATCTAATAAGGTGTTTACAGACTCAGTTCTAAATTTATGAATACCTGCAGATTGTGTATCAGTTGCTATACCGATTGTATTGATACCTGCTATACCAGATAAAGCATCACTTTCTGTATTAAAAATTCTTATTGTTCTAGGATTAACTACTCTAACAAAATAAGGGTCTCCATCAGATAATGTACCATTTATTTTATTAGTAACCTCATATGCAGTACCTATTCCTAATGAAGGATTTCCTTCATTTCTATAAAATAATTTTTGACCATTTGCTAAATTATGATTATCATCAAAAGTTATTGTTTCATCATCTATATCTAAACTACCACCAAAAAATAAATTTCTACTATCAAAAAATAAATCTCTAAATCTTGCACCTAAAATAGGTTTAAGCAAACAACCAGATCCATTACCACCTGTCAATGATATATTGGTAACTGACTCAATATCAAAGTCTTGAGGATCGACAAATATTTTTTTAACACTCCCCTCTATGATTGGTTCAACTAAAGCAGTTGTTCCAACACCTGTTTCTACCTGAATAACAGGAGGATTTACAACATCATAACCTGATCCACCATTTTGTAAATTAACTTGATCGATTGGTCCATAATAAATTATATCTTCTGAATATGGAGATTGTATTTGTACACCATCAATTAATATACCAATATCATTAAATGGTCTCTCTTGTTTAGATGCTACAAATAAATTCTGTGATAATGGTATCTTACGTAATATTTTATTTGCACTTAATTTTCTATTTGAGTGTTTTTGTAATATAAAATTATGATTAGTTGTATTTGATAACCCTACTTCTAACTGCACTGTGCTTGCAGTTCCAATTTGACTTCTTGAATTATAAAATGCAAGACTTGTGACTTTTTGACCAGCAGGAACTGGTTGAGGATCAACAAAATAAACTCTACCCGAGTCTAATCCAACAATAGGATCTCCATCAGGTAAATAAACAACCGCATCACCCTGAATAAAATTAATATCTCTTGGTTGATTATTACTGTCTTTTGCAGTAACCGAAAAATTAATAAAATTAAATCGATTTCCTGAAGATCCCTCTAAAACAGTTGTACCAACACCCAAGAAAGACTCTTTAATTATATTAGTGCTGATATCATAATCAGGTAATGAATTAGAAGCAACATAACCATCTGTATCACCATCTGTATAAACGTTTAGTACGTTTGCTATGATTTTATCATCTCCCTCATCTAATTCTATACCACTACTACTTGCCTTCTCTATTACACGACGAATATCATACTCTTGACCACTTATTAAACCTTGTTTTCCAGTAATAGTCGATAATCCAGTTATATTAATTGAATTATCATTATTAACATCTTTAACTGTAAAGGTCGCTTGAACTTCCTGACTATTTCTTCTTAGAAGTTCAAATAAATCATCTTTTTTAATAGATGATTTATCAATTTTAGTTTTCAAAATGAATGGATCTGCGTCATTTTCAATCTTAAATCTTGAACTAGTATTGTATTTCCAAGAATTAGCAAATATTTGTTTATAGGTAAAACCATTATTAAATATTTTTTCACCAACATTCTTAGAAAATATATTCTCACCCTCTGATACTAATTTAATATCAGACACTTCAACTAACTCGGATAATACTCCAGTGACTCTTAAATCAACTCTTTTCGATAAATCTCCATTTTCATAACCAAAAATAGTTTCATTTGCTCTTATATTATCTGCTTTTTTTATTTCTTGATTAATACCAGTGCATCCAAAAAATTGATTAACAGATTTAGAAGTATAATTTATTGTATTTGATCCACTAATAATAGTTCCTGTAGTACCAAAACCTACTGTTGAGTCAACAGATATAACTGAGGAATTTACAGATGAGGCATCTAATGCTTTTGTTCTGCCTGGAATAGTAAATACACCTTGTATTAAATCCCTATCACTAAATCCTACAAATAAGGACATTTTGAAGAAAGTTTTTCCATCTCTTGTAAATATTTCAACTTCAGAGACAGATGCATTTGTATTAAGATCGTCAGATTTAAAGATTGTTTGACCAATTAAATTTTGTGGTAAACCACCAGGAGTTACGACATCTGCAACTATAACTTCTCTTCTTATAAATTCTGAACTTGATGGTTTAATTAAATTATTTTCTAAGTCTAATATTTTTGCTTCAACACCATATAATACTTTAAATAATATTCTTATTGATTCTTCAACACCTTTTGATTGGTAAAATGATCTTGCAAATTTAATAAAATTACCAACATCAAGTGTTTCTGTAAAATCATTTTTTTCTAAACCAGGCAAAAATGTTTTTTTGAGTTTTTTAAAAAATTCTTGTATGAATAATACAGATAAATTTGTAACTGATGAATTATTATCGTGACTAGCCGCTGATGTTTCTTCAAATTTTAATTTTTCTTTATTAACCTCTAGTAATGATGAAGACACACCAACATTATAACCTGTGATACCACTAAATCCACGAATACAACCAGTGAATGAATTTTCTGTTATTCCAGTATATGAAATTATTTCATCATCAATTTTTAATAGTCCATATTCTTTAGGAAAACCCTTAGTGCTAGAAACATTAATGGTTTTATCGGTAACATCAACTGATGAAGTAATTGTAGTAACACCAACTACAACTTCAGGAACAAGATTATCAACTTTAAGATATTGATCAAAATTATTAATTAAATCACCAGAACCTCCTTGAAATTCTTGTGAGATATAATATTGTTTGAAAAATTCTGAAACATTTGGAAAATCAGAGAGAACAAACTCAGGTAACTGATTTTCAATAATCGTGTTGACTTTTATTCTTTTGTCAATTTGTGACATAAATTATTTCCTCTCTAAAACTCCGTTTGAGTAACTTGAGGTGAAGTAATCTCTCGTGAATACAACTCCAGAAACATCTTCTCCTGATGCAATAACGTCCTTCTTCATATTTATGCTACTACTAGCAACGTTAAAACTAACGAATAAATCTTTTAGTCCAACAACATCATTTGACTCTGGGAATGCTTGAATTTCGATTAGATTATTTGCAGCAACTGTTGATGTAAAATTAATCGTATTTAAAATTACTTCTCCTTTAAGATAATCAACACCTCCAGCTTCTTTTACGAGAACAACTTGTTCACCTTTCTCATTTTTCGATACAACACTAATTGTTCCCTTCATACTACCATCTAAATCTCCTGATGCATTTTTATTCGGAATATCAGTAAGATAAGCAACTCTCTGTGATCCACTAATCGTAAATCCAGAACTCTTAATGTTAAAACCTGCAGGGTTTATATAAAAACGATTACCAAAACATAATTCATACTGAGCAAATTGATTTAATAGAGCTTTAAGATCTCTCCTGATAATAACCTTTGTAATATTAGAAGTTATTGCATCATCTACACGATCAATCAATTGATTTATTTTACTATACTTAAATCTTCCACCAAATTTGTTAATTTCAACATTTTTTGCATATAAATTTAATGCTCCAATAATATCAGATCGTAAATTTACTTCTGATGCCACGGATGCGGGGTTGTAATATACATTACTATCAATTTCAACAAATAATATTTTCAAATCAACGATTTCAGAGTTTATACCAGCGACTGCAAATTTTTTCAATTTGTTTTTAATTTGTACTTTATCAAAATCTGATACAAAAGTACCATTTTTTGGTTTTATGCTAATTTGAACTTTTCCAAATTGAGGTGGATCTAATTCTTCTCCTCCAATGACTGCAACAGATTCAGTTTGGGGGAAAATTGTAGCGATTATTGCTTCATAGTCTCTCGGTGTAACTGCTCTGTATTGTGCTGAGTAAAGTCTTGGTGCAAAATACTTAATAGAGGATACATCTTCTTGTTCTGACCCATTAGAGGCATTTCTAGTGGTAGTAATACTTACATTATCAGATGGACTTAGTGTATTTCCATTTTGATCATTAAATGTTCCTTGAAAACTAAATTCAGAAGGACCATTACCAGATTCACCATCGGTCACAATATAGGTTGCAGTGATAATTTGCTTATTTTCCAACTTTTTACCAAAAAAACCATCTCCAAACAATATTTCGTATTTTTCGTCTTGAACTTCCTGTATCAAATATATTTCCGATGTTTTATTCAGGTTTAATATGTTATCAACCTGTGAAAATTTTCTTCCTATAGTTGTATCAGTGTTATTAGCAACATAAACTCTTAATGTGGATGTATCAATATTTGGACTATCAAGAATATACCTTAAATCAGTTGATGCATCGACCTCATATTGTCTTGTTAAGTAAGTTCCTTCATATATGACGATATCATTATCAAATTGTGCAAATGCTTTGCTCACACCATCTACTACTTTATTAACAATACGATTTGATGTTATGTTATCGGGAATAGAAAATCGAAAAGTAGTATTTTGAGCAGATCCAATACATATAAGACCAGAGCGTAGCACAAGACTTGTGACTGAGTTTGCACTTGTCTCACCTAAATCTATATCATCTAATTTAATCGTTGCTGTTGCAGCGGTTTTTGAACGTGGTACATATCCTATGTTCCTTGCAAGTGAAACAACATTCTCTCGAATAATTGCTGAGTCTAAAAATGACTCATTTGCAACTAGATTTGCATTAAATGCGTTAATATATGTGTTATAAGCAAGTGTATCAATTAGAACGGAGAAATTTGAACCTTCAAAGTCAAAATCTGAAAAATTTGAATTTGATCTAAGAAAATCTTTTATTTGTGCTTTGATATCATCAAAGTCTAAATTAGTAAACTGTGTAAAAGGCATATTATCTCGTTGGTTCTAATATGAATGTAAATGTCTGAAAAGGTATATCTAATCCAATGATGGTAAAAGCAACAGAAATATCTAAAGCATTGTCATCAGGTCTACCTTCTACCTGAACTTGAAGTTCACCAATTCTTGGTTCAAAGTTTCTGATTGTTTCTTTGACCTGATCCTCAATAATAGTCACTGTTGTACGAGAAAAGTTCTCAAATAAAGAATTTCTTATGTCTGTGCCAAGATCTGGGTTAAAAAATCGTTCAGTTGGAATTGTTTCGACTAAATTTCTCACTGATCTGGAGATTGCACGTTCATTTGTAAGGACAGGAAGGTCTTTCGTCACTGGATGTGGTAAAAAAGACAAACTAATATCCTTGAATCCTCTTGATTTACGTTGAACCGCCATTAAATGATACTTTTAGATTTATTTATAGCCTATCTACTCAATTCATCCATCACAATATTATCAGATTCAAAGTAGTCTAGTATATGTTGAGCAACTTTCTTTGGATTTGCGTTCCCACAAGTAAAAATATCCATCGCTACGCAATTTTTGTCAGGCCAAGTATGACAAGAAGCATGACTTTCCCCTAGTGTAAGCACACAAGACACTCCATGTGGTTTAAATTGGTGCACAAATGTATTCAATAACTTTAATTTTTCCGTTTGCACTGCTTTAACCATCACATTTGCAATTTTTAGAGGGTCATTTAACTTATCAAAGGATACATTGTAGACTTGGATGAGTAAATGTTTACCCATATGAGCGTTTTTCATTCTAATTCTGGTTCAATGTGAATTTCAACGACTTTAATATCATCTTCTAAGACCTCTTTTAAATAATTTTGATCCCAATAGTTGTAATAATTGGTTTTTGCCAGTTTTTTTCTTGCTTCAGTCAGTTCTTTACGTGGTTGACATAGAACAAGATTGAAAAATCCATTACTTGTTTGGATTCCTTGTATGTATGTCTTCGTTTTTCCATGATCTGCGATGAATTTATAGTCGGGATAGTTCCGATTGTAGTCATCTACAGCATCATAGAGAAATTGAGCACTCATATTGTCTTCAACTACGTAAATTATAA